CGGGATCAGAACTTTCCCTTCGCCCACTCCTGCACCCGCCACGACCGACCCCGCTCGTGATCCACCACGATCCCCCGCTGATGGTTGTGCGTGAACCCCTTGGCCGGACGCTCCCCACCCGCAATCTGCGAAACGCGATTCGCGTTACGCGATTCCCGTTTCGCCCGATCCCGAGCAGACCCCACCCGACGCTCCAACTCACGAAACGCCGTCTGCCGGTTCTGCCACTGGGACCGCCCCTCGATGTGGACCCGCGTGCCCGTCGCGGTGTGAACCAACGTCACCGCAGAGTCCGTCGTGTTCTGATGCTGACCGCCCTTCCCCGATCCACGATCGAACGTCTCCTCGACCTCGGACCAGTCGAGCGACATATCGGATCGTCTATGGGCCTCGACGACAGCGACCGTCGCTGTCGACGTGTGCCGTGCCGCCGCGCCTTTCGGGATGCGTTGAATCCGATGGACCCCGGCGTATGTCTCGGCCCACGAGCCGTCGTCGAGTTCGAGGATCAGTGTGCGGCCGTCGGACGGGACGACCTTTGCCGGGTCCGACCGGCGGCGCGCTGCACGCTTGAACGAGTCAAAGTAACTCCTTGCCGAAGCGTGCTGCGTCGTCGCCACCCTCGCCGGGTCGAACCTCGATCAACATGGGTTTGCCTTTCCTCGTGTAGCCGTCCGGCTACGGGATGTCACGGTAGTCGTTCAGCGACAACCGAAGATCACCACGAGTTCTTCATTCCCACTCGGGAACCAACATGCCCTGTCGAAGCATCTCGGCTTCCAAACTCTTGATCCGGCCCCGCAGTTTCGTGACACGCCGTTCGACATCCTCACGCTTCGCTACCGCTTTCTCCCGCCGATCCACATGCCCCGACTCAAAGATGCGCCACTCGGCCAACCGGAGATAGTCAGCCGACAACTCGACACCGATCGCCCGACGGTCCAAAGCGCGAGCCACCATCAACGTCGTACCCGTCCCTGCGAACGGATCGACAACCAGCCCATCCGGGGGGCACCACGCAGAGATCAGACGCCGCGGCCACTCCGACGGGAACGCAGCGAAATGCTGGACCCTCAAATGCTCAGGCGGTCGAATCTGCTCCGACGGAATCGTCCACACCGACCCCGGTATCTTCCCTTTCGGGTTCTGCCGTGCCGGAGTCGGCTCACCGTCCACCAACGCCCGCAACGTCCCGTGAGCAGACGAGTTCTGCACCACAGCCTCAGTCACCGTCGTCCGGTTCTTCCCTGCCCACTCGTCCGGGGTCGTGGCGTACGGCTCTCGGATGCCGTCAAGATCCGCGTAGTACGGCGAGTCCTTCGCGAAATGGAACCACTGCTCGTGATTGCGGCGAACCCGATCCGTGACGGATGACGGCAGACCCGTCGGCTTCAACCACACAACTTCGGAACGCAACGTCAACCCAAGCCGGTCGATGCAACCGATCGCGTACCGCCACGGCAACCCCAGTAGAGACTTCGCCGGGACTCCCTCGACACCATCCCCGGCGTAGGAATCGCCAAGATTCACCCACAGCGAGCCGGTAGGTTTCAGCACCCGAGACATCTCGGCCGTGCAGTCGAGCAACGACGACAGGTACTCCTCCGGTGTGGATTCTTGACCGATCTGATCGGGGATCGCTCCGCCGTCGTCCTCGTACTCCCGTTTCTTCCAGTAAGGCGGCGACGTGATAATCAGGTCTGCCGCGCCGTCCCCGATGGGGAGAGAGCGAGCCGAACCCTGAACCAGTCTTATCCGGTCGTGGTCAGGATGCTCACAGCATCCTTTCGTGGTCGAGTACCACTTCGGGAGGTGACAGGTTTGCATGACTTGGGATTTTACACCAGACCCGAGACGGTCCTGAGAGCGACCCTGTGCCCGTCAATCGACCTCGATGAAGATACATTCTCCGGGGCACTCCTCAGCCGCTTCGATCGCATCGTCGGCATACTCGGCCGGGACCGTCGCCAACCCCTCCGACATCCGATATACCGGTTCCGGTGTGCTGTCCGGCCCATAGATCGTCGACCAGTCGGCTTCCTTCACGTACGCCAATCCGTCGTCGTGCATGTCGAACAGGTCAGGGACGATCTCGGTACACAGTCCGTCGCCGGTACACAGGTCTTGGTCGATCCACACCTTTATGGGCGCTCCTCGTCGTCGAGCAGACCCCCTCGCTCCCGACTATATCAGCCGGGATTTTCGAGCCGCCGTTGAGTGCCGACCTCAACCTACCCACTTACAAGGCGGGTGCCCCAGCCGTGGGCGGCGGCGAAGCGACAGCAAGAGTCGTATGACCGGAGCCGTAGCGAACGTCCTCCGGCACCCCTGCCTCGCGGTGAGGGGCATCTTGCTGTCGTAGAGCCGGTGATGGGAGTCGAACCCACTGAATCTCGCTTACGAGGCGAGTGCAGGTCCACACCTGCTCCACCGGCATTGGAGCCGACTACGGGAGTCGAACCCGTTACCTCTCGCTTACCATGCGAGCGCATCTCCACAGTTGCTTAGTCGGCATTGGTAGCGCCGGAGAGAATCGAACTCTCTACCACGGGTTATGACCCCGCTGCCTCACCATTCGGCCTCGGCGCATCGAGCAGGCACGGCGGGACTCGAACCCGCAACCGCCCGTTTAGGAAACGGGTACCCAATCCTGTTGGGCCTCGTGCCTATGGTCGACCCGGCAGGACTCGAACCTGCGGCCTCCACCGTGTATTCGCTACGCCGTCTGCCTGCGGCGCTGACCGGGAGTTTCGTACCTCGTCATGGTTCGGTGCAGGCACGAGGAATCGAACCTCGTCGTCTCCTGTGTGTCATACAGGTGCGTTCCCATCTTGCTCTGCCTGCTTGTACCCGTCTCATGGTGCTGCGCTCTACCAACTGAGCCACGGGTCGTGGTGATTACAGAACCCTTCCGGTACCGGAACAATTCTGTAATCGGTGGTCGGCATGGGAGGAGTTGAACCTCCGTCGCCTCCGTATCAGAGAGGTGTTCTTCCGTTGAACTACATGCCGGTGGTACACGGAGAGGGACTCGAACCCCCGGTTTCCTCGGTGTGAACGAGGTGCCTTACCAACTTGGCTATCCGTGCATGGTGGGCCACCCCGGACTCGCACCGGGAACTTGAGTGCTTCACGCTCATGTGATTCTGCTTTCACCAATGACCCTTGGTGCGGACGTTCCCTCGTCGAGCGGTACCACTCTCAGCGGGTATCACCTTCACACCCCCGTCCGCAGCAGGGTGACGCACGAACCGGAAGGTCCGCCGGGTTGGAGCGGCCACGGGGATGTGCGCCCCGCTCTCCTGCTTGGCAAGCAGGAATCTCGCTACCTAGAACTTGGCCGCATGGAGCAGGTACCCGGAATTGAACCGAGTTCTCCGACTTGGAAGGACGGCGCATCGCCAACAATGCTTCACCTGCATGTTGGGGGAACGCAGCGTGCGTGCCACGCTCCCCCCGTGGGATTTTCAGACCGGCTTCTCCGCTACGCCTTTCGCACAGCGCGCGGGGGTCATCCGGTTCTCCCTACGTTGGTGGAGTACCCCGGAATCGAACCGGGCGGGCCTTCTCTGCCAGAGATGGTCGCGACCCATGCGCGTACCCCAACAATGATGATCTTCGGTTGTCAATGAGCGAATCCAGAGCCGTCCAAACGGACGGGTGGTCACCGTCCAGATGGACGGATAGTGGAGGTGAGCGGAATCGAACCGCCCCACGATCCGTGCGAGGGATCGTCGCCAGCCTTGGACATGCACCCCCATCGGAATGCCCGCCCCTGCGGGGAGTCGCCGGTCCGGGGAGTGGACTCGACGCTCCCGACAGGGTGCGGGACGATGGTGGCGGGAGTAGGAATCGAACCTACGAAGCACGGGCTTATGAGGCCCGGCGGGCTACCAACAGCCTTCCCGCGACGAAAGGTGTCAGGCTGCTATCGGCCGTCCCCACCGCGGCCACCGATTGTGGTGCCCGTCCCGATGGCGGTCGCGATAGCAGTGACGGCGAATCGCCTCGTCATTGTTGCTCGTGATACTCGCACTGTCGGGCCTCCCCTCAACGGGGGTCGGTAGGTTTGTCGTGAGATCCCACCGTAGCACCACAGTGGGACAGTCTCGTGGTGAGTTTCTCGATCGGCTACTGGGCAGGGCGTCGGGGTCGCCCCCGGTCCCGTTCAGCGTCGGGCTTCACGCTTGCGTTCGTGGCAGCGGTCGTCGTCGCACGACCGGTCCTCACCGACGCACCACGAGTTGCGGGCCTGTGGCGGCATCAGGTTGTCCTCGGGGAAGAACGAGTAGCCGTGCGGGCAGACTCGCATCGGGATGTCGTAGGGATGGCCCCACGGTCGGCTGCCGTTGTAGGGCTGAAACGGGGTCCATGAGATCCGCCACTCGGTGAACGGCGGGATGGTGTCGACCTCGGTGGTGGTCACGACTTGGCCTTCACGAACCGGTTGCCGCAGACGACCCATGCGGCTCCGTCGACCTCGGCGCGGTCGGAGTACCGGTCGTCGGCGTCGTCGGTCGGGCACTGCCAGATCGTCACCTTGTCGGCCCCGGTGATGGGGACGATGCGCCAGATGCCGTCGTCGCTGAACCGGATGCCCAACACGACACCGTTGGAGAACGTGAGCAGGTCGGACTCGCCGTCGTCGTGTCCTGCGGCCGGGTTGAACTCCTCGTAGATGTCGCCTGCGACCTCGATGAGATCGTCGGACGCTCCGTACACGGTGGTTGTCATGGGTGGTTCCTTTAGTTGGTGGTGTCTCGGTATTCGCCGCTGATCTTCCACCCGTGGGAGCGCAGGTCACGAATGACCTCGGCTGCGATCTCCGCGGTGTGGGGAGCGGCGAAACCGAGTCGGGTGAGGGTCGCGGCGACGGTCGTTTCGGGCTTGGTCGGGAAGTGGGACTCGTCCATGTGGTGCAGACTACGGGTCGGGTAGGACCAAACGAATCTGTCGACCGAAGTTGCACACCACCCCGGAAAGTGTGTTACACTCGTCTACATGCAGAACACAGAGAACCTCCCCGCCTACATGATCCAAGAGGGCGACGTTGCCGTCCTCCCCGGCATCGACAAGCCCAAGACGATCTACCGAGTCGAAGATGCCGGTGTCCGCTACGAGCGAGATCAGTACGGCAACCACCACATCCCGCAAATCCGCTTCCACGTGAACGCTCCCGAGCGCAACGGCGGCTTCGGCACCGTCACCCTCGACTTCGAGCATGTCGTCGAAGTCCGCCTCTCCCCCGAGTCCACCTACTACAACGCCTGATCCGGCGACCCTGCCACCCTGTCCTAGACGTGTGGTAGGATCGTAGACACAGACCTAGAGCAAGGAACCCCAACCACATGAGCATCACCTTCACCATCGGAACCCTCGGCAGCGACAACGTGTACCGTTCCGCCTGCAACGACAACCACCGCTGCACCGTCGAAGGCTGTGAGGACCACGACCTCTACTTCTACTGCGACCACATGGACGACGCGCAAGCCGCGTGCCCCATCTGCTCCCGGTCCGTCAACGTGTCCAACACCAACGCGTCGGCCATCCTTGAACGCCTCGGCGTCGAGTTCGACTACTGCGGCTCCATCGACGCCGCCGACATGCTCGGCCGTGCCCTCGTCGGCAACATCGGACGCGACGACTCCGGCGTCGACTCCACCGAAGATGCCCGGCTCGGCTGCGCGACCATGATCGACTGCGGCCTCCGGCCCGGATACTTCGACGACCGCCTCGGCCAGATCGCAGACCTCGCGGACTACGCCGCCCGACACGGACACCTCATCCTGTGGAGTTGAGATCGTCCCACCCGACGACCTGATCCACAACTCATAGGTAGACGAACTCCGACGAAACGACAACCCATAGGTTGCCAGTCAGGTCGGCGCGGGCGGGTCGAACTGGATCACATCCAGACCACCCCACCCATTCGGCAACCGGTCCCCCACAAGAAACGACACCTGCCCCGCCGCCGACCTGCCCCCACCCACATTCGCAAACCACGTCGACCCGCCATCAAGACTCGGGCACTGCACATGGACCTTCGGGCCGTGGTCGATCACCGACAGATGGTGGTAATGGCCCGTCACCAACACGTGAGCGTCACCGATCCGATGTTCCTGATGGCCCATGTCGCGCCACCAGTTGTCAATTTTCTGCTGAACCGTCGAACCCTTCCGGGCAAGATGCCCGTGATTGAACCCCACAACCGTCCCGAAGATGTCCAACACGATCGTCAACGACTCGTCAGGGATCACCCAGTGGACGTGACCGAACGCGTCGTCGTTCATCGCGAGCGACTCCGCGACCATCTCGAACACCGCCACGTCGTCGTTGTCGCCCGGCGTCGTGAACGCCTGAGCCTTCCCGCCCGACGACATCCGGTTCTCTCCGTGGTTACCGCCCACGCCGCCGCTCACCAACCGCGGGACATGCCGGGACCACTCGATCACAGCGTCACGCACCAGACGCCGCGTCAACCTGACCTGCTCGCGCCGATTCAGTTGCGTAGTGAACTGCTGCGACGGATAGTTCCCGAAGCACTGCTCGACAAGATCACCCATCCCGATCGGGTACAGGCATCCGATCTCCCACCCCTGACGGCGCACCTCAACGATCCGATCGACGATCCGGTGGATCGCAGTCACAATCCGGTCCACGGTCCCCTCAACGCCGTCTCCGTCGCCCTTGCCGATCTGCCAGTCCGACAGCGGCACAACCATCCCGATCGGATGATCCGGCAACACAAGGTCCGGCCGTCGGAACGAATCGAGTCCCGCCATCAGATCGTCGATGTCCAACCCGTACCAGCGGGCACGCAGACGGATGTTCGCCTTGTAGTAGAAGAACCGTTGGACGCACGCCTCGCCCGTGTCCGGGTCGCGGCCCAAGTTCGCGTCCCACGCACGGAACTGCGGGGAATAGTTCGGGTCGATCTCGAACGTCTCGGGGTCCAGATCCCACACGGCCAACAGGTCACGCCACTCATCACCCGACGGTTCACCCGGTACCGGCCGCGGCCCCGTCGAGATCACACCCGCCTCACCGTCGAACTCGACGCCCGGCTCCCACCCCTTCAAGTGCTGGGGCTGTTGCTTCTCCGCCTCCGCTGCGCGGCGCTTGTCGTCCTCCACGGTAGCGAACCGGTTGATGCGGTCTGCCATCTCGTCAGGCATTCGTACACCCGCACGATCCGCGGCGGTGCCGTTGCAGCGCGTCGGACTTCACCCGCACGATCGCACCGTGCAGATTCCGGTCATCGACATGACCCGCGGCCATGTCGCCCTGAACGAACCGGGCGATGTCCGTCGAATAGATACGGGTCGTAAGCAGCCGCGAGAACGCTTCGGACTCCGACTCGGGTAGAGCCGCGATCAGTTCACCAACCGAACACGACGGCCCTTGACTTGGACGCCACTCAGTTGCGAACTGCTCGATACGGTCAGTCAGGTCACCCATACTCAACCTCCGGTTGAGGGTTAGGGTGCCTCCCTTATGGGAGTGTCAGCGCCTCAGACGGCGCAGGCACACTCTCCGGTATCTCCGCATTCGCAGTCATGCTCCTCGATGGCAGCCTCGGCGGATTCCTCCACGTCGACTGTCACCTCGTCACCCTCTGCGAACTCGGCCTCCGGCTCCCCCTCGGGCACGGTGTCGATCTCGTCCTCGATCTCAGTGGACGGCTCCTCGGCAGCAGCGAGAACCTCGGTGCCTCCGATCAGCCGCAACTCGCCCAACTTGGCGAGAGTGCGCTCGGCCCGGAACGGACGCATCGCTGCACGAAGTTCAGCGACCTCGGCACGCAGAGCCTCAACCTCGGTGGCCGACGGCCCCGTGTTGTGCTTCACCATGCCCAGTCCGACAACCGATTCGGCTTCGCCCGACACAGTGTCGAACACGCCCATCGGTTCATGCACCTCGATTGCCTCGCCGCCGGAAGCGACCAGACCTTCGACGATGAAGCCCGACACGTTCACGGCCAGCAGACCCACAACGGTCAACTTGCCGTTGATCTTCCGCCAGTCCGGGGAGATGTCCGAACCCCGAAGGGCACGAGCCATCTCCGGGGTCACATCGGACCGGAGCGAACCGGAAGCGACAATGCCCCACTCGTTCTCGTAGAGCGCCACGTCAGCCACAGCGCAGCCGGTGTGAGCGTAGAACGCCTGAGCGTCCGAAGCCTTCTTCCGAAGATCCGGGTGAACAGCGTCGATGTAGACCGGGCCGGTAGCGACGAGCGTGCCCTCCTCGGTCAACACGTGACCGGTGCGGAACGAAGCGAACGGAGCGCCGCCCTTCGGGACAGTCACACACCGCTTCGAGAAACCGATGTGGCACGAACCCCACTGGGCAACCAGACCGAAGATGCGGCCGTCAGCGTCGACCCGAACCGGGTGCGGTTCCTCCATGTCCTGCAAACCGAACCACCCGACCGGCGGGGCGCACGGCACCTCGACCAGCGTGGCCGCGGCAGCCGAAGCCACCAACGCCTGCGGGTCGGACCCTGCACCATGACCTTCCGAGTAGGTGGTGAACTCGCCGGACACGAGCGGGCGGCTCACCGTCCACACGTCGCCCATCACCCCGGCAGCGACCAGCGCCGTCGATTCCTGCACGTCGGCAGAGTCGATGACAGCGATGTGTGCCTCTTGGAATGCGGGGAACGGCGTGATCGTCGCACCCATGATGCGACCCTCGATCAGAACCTCGATCGCTTCGGCTTCACCGAAGATCACGTCCTCGAAATCGACCGCGTCGCCTTCGGGGGAACGGAACTCCACGACCACAGAGTCGATGTCAGCCGACACGCCTCGCATGGTGCCTTCGGAGATCAGACGTTGGGCTTCCTGCCCGTTGTCGCCCGAATCGAAGTAGCCGCGTCCGATGATGTCGAACACGCCTTCGGTGTTCGTCGGTGCCCGGTCGATCTCGTGAATCGAACCGGCGATCACAGCGCCGTCGTGACCCATCGCGTTCACCGTCTGCAACATCAGCGGGATCGGCAGTTCACGGTGGGTCAGAGCCTCACTCGCGATCATCCGACCGTCACCCGACGGCAAACCCTCAACGATCAGGACGCCTTCCCAGTGAAACGGACCCTTGCCGCCTTCGGGGTGGACGAACGCCTCGGCTTCGCCGCCCATGTCGTCGTCCTCGTCGTGGGCAGCGGCCTCGACCGGCTCCTCCTCGACGATCTCCGCTGCGTCAGCGGTCACCGACTCGTCGGTGTCCTCATCGGCAGCCTCGGCCTCAGCGGGAACAGCGGCGACGATCTTGTCGGCCTCCGTCTCGGCCCAACGGCGAGCGATCTCGGCCACCAGCAAATCGGTGTCGATGTCGGCAAGGTCCGTGGACTCGTCGTCCTGCACGTCGGCCTCGAACTCGACTTCGACCGGGAACTCCTCGGCGTCACCGTCAGCGGCTTCCACCTCGGAACCCTCAACCTCAACCTCAGTGGCGGCAGCGAGAGCGGCCAGCACCGAATCGGGGTCGGTCAGGTCCACGACCGTTCCGGCTTCGACCTGCGAAGCGACCAGCGATGCGTCCTCGTCGGACAGCAACTCGGGAGCGTCCATCTCGGCGTCAGCAAGATGCGCCGCCAGATGGTCATAGACGCCCTGCCGGTCATCACCGGGGATCGTCGTTCCGCCACGAGCGCCGTTCAGAACAGCGATACCCGTGATCGCAGCGACCACGTTCGCAGCGCCGGGGTTCCCGTCGGCATCGACCTCGTGGTGGATGAACCGGTACGCGGCCTTCACATCGAGATCGGCTTCGTCGTCACGCCACGCGTACACCCGGTCGAAGTAGTCCGGGTCGTTCGGGGACACGACATTGACTTCGATCGCAGCGGCATCCCACGGCTCGTCGATCGTCGGCGTGTCATGTGCCGCGATTGCACCGAACTCAGTGGTCTGGTCGACGAACTCGGTGGTGTCGTCGTCCTCGGCCGCGAGTTCGCCCGTCTCTCCGACCGGCACCTCGATGCCTTCCTTCTCGATCCCGTCCGCAGGGGCTTCGATGACCTGAACGTCGTCGGCCAGTTCGGCCGGACCTTCGATCACGATGGGGGTCACGGAGTCGCCGTCGGCAGCGGCCGTGAGCGCGTCACTCACACCAAGCCGGGCAGCGAGACGGTCGACAACCGAGTTGACGAGAGCGTCAGCGATCCGGTCGGCCACACCATCTTCCATGACGGGCACAACATGAACCTGAACTTCGGCGCGGCCGACGTTCAACGCGGCACGCGCCGCGGTCAGGTCCGGCAACGGACCCTCGGTTTCAGTCGCAGCAGCGACGATCGGGATGGCTTCCCCTTCGGGGGCAACCTCAGCATCGGGCATGTCGGGCATATCGACCTCCTCGTCGACCACGATCTCACCGCCGTCGTTCAGTTCGTCAGCAGCAACTTGCGCTTCTTCGACCGTCGCCCAGCAGCCGACGACCTCATCCATCTCGATGTCCACAACCGCGTGAGACATCTCACCGTCGGTAGCGTCCATGCACTCGGGCGAGTTCTCCACGACCTCGAACATGCGGGGTTCGCCGCCGTTCATGTCATCGGCAACGGCCTGCGCTTCTTCCACGGTCGCGTGGCAGCCGCCTTCAACCTCGCCCGTCAGCGCGTTGACGACAGCGTTGGGAAGTTCGCCGCCCGACGATTCGACACACTCGGGGTTGTCGGGAGCGACGACGAACATCGGCATCTCCTCGGCGTCCTCGATCTCGTCCTCGATCCCCTCGGCGTCCTCGATCGCTTCGTTCAACGCCTCAGCGCGCATCGCGGCTTCTTCGAGCGTCGCGAAACAACCGTCGCGCTCCTCCGTCTCCCAGTTCCACACAGCGTGGGGCATCTCGCCGCCACTTTCATCCATGCAGTCGGGGTTGTTCGCAACCACGATCCAAGCCATGTTCGTTGAATCCTCCTGTTCCGCCTCATCCGGTGCCTCGACGAACGCAACGTCGATAACACGCAGACCCCAGCGGAGAGTCATGTCATTGAATGTCAATGGTAGACCGACAACCTCGGTGTCTCCGGGGATGGGATCACGAGCGAGCGTGATATGTGGGGTCCATCCTCGGTCCTCGGGGACGTGAACCCCGCGGCCTTCGAGAGCGTCGATCAGGTCTGCGCGAAGGTCGAACAGTCCCGGCACATCGACGAGAGCGATGAGGAGATCGTCCTCACTCTCCCCGAACGTGCCGAGTCCTGCAATCTTCCCTTCGAGCGGTACATTGGTTCCCGTCACCTCCAACAGCGCGGACACAATCGCCTCGCGGTCAAGGTGAGGATCGCCCTTGTGTCCGAGCCACAGCATCGTCAGATGCAGCATCTCGGCCGGGACGCCGCCCGGCAGAGCGATAGCGAGCCGTTCAGCGTCAAGCGGTTCGACAGTGATGATGACCCCATCGGGGCCTGCGCCGAACTCGGCCTTGTCCAACCGGATCGGGTGAGGGACCGTCTCGTCACCAAGATCGGTGTCGTCGTCGGTAGCGAGCGGTTCGGTCACCGGCTCGATGTCCGGGGTCACTTCCGGCACTTCTTCGATCGGCGGGGGCATCAACAGGTCAATCACGCCACGGGCAGGAACCACATCGGCCGGGGGAAGGATCACGCCGGAGATCGGCTCGGCCCGCTGCGAGTAGAAGGTGCAGACATCGTTCGCGTCGATCGCGCCCTGCACGACCACGCACGTCCCCTGCTCGCCCAGTAGCGGGGGTTGGTTGAAGAACCGGCAGTTGCCGCAGTAGTTCTCGCTACCGTCGTCGGCTTCGCGCAGGTTCGCGTCGCCCGGCGATTGGTCCGGCAACCCGTCATGGGGGTTGAGCAGCGACATCGCCGCCTGCGTATCTCCGTCGAGCGCCATCGGCTTCGCCATGTGAGCCAACAGTTCCACGACCAGATCGTCGTCCATATCGGCAACCGGCGTGGCCGGAGCGTCGGCCAAAGCGATGAGTGCTTCGAGCGCGGGAGCGAACTGCTCGATCAGAGCAGGGGTCAATCGGTGGCGTGGCTCGCGATGCGACATAGATACTCCGTGGGGGCGGACACCACGATCATACGTCACGGACACCCCGGCGGACGTGGAGTGCCGCTGTCAACGCGTTTCTTGCCGCCGTGGTCAACTGCGCCACGTCAGACTCCCCGGTCCCGTCAGCGGCATCCTCGTCGGACTCACGGGCTTCCACCACCGCTTGTATCGCCGCTTCACCGACGAACTCCAAATCCCCCGTCAACTCGCCATCGAACAACGCGAGGATGAACCGGGCCTCGTCCTCCGGCACCGAGAACGTCAACATGATCGACTCGACCTGCCGGTCCTCATCCATGTCATCCCACTCAACAACTTCAACTGCCATCAGGGCACCACTTCCAAAAGTCCGGCGTCACCGAAAATCTTACGGAACGCCTCACGGATCGGAGCGAAATCTGCCTCCGACCACTGGGTTGCCGTCGGGTTGAACGACACCCCGGCCTTCAACGTGCCGATCTCGGTTTGTGCCGCGCCCCGCAGAATGTCGAGTTCACCCAACATGATCTTGTCGCCGGACTCCTCCGCGATCCACTGAGCGTAACTGCGGGCGAACAACTCTTTCTCGTCGAGCAGATACCTCGCATGGGTCTTGCCGATCGACCCGACCGGGACTCGGCCGAGTGTGCCGTCCGAGAACGCTACGACCACATCGTCGACCTTGCTGTCGAACAACCCGATCAGTTCGTCGTACGACTGTGACTGGCGGACAGCGATCCGCCACTCGGTGAGAGGGTCGACGGCACGGTCGAAGAACTCGCCGTGGATCTTGCCGGAGAGCCTACGGGGGTTATCGGATTGGGTTAGGTCATTCATCCAAGCCCGGTTGGGAAGCCCGTCGATGTCGGTACCCACCGTCGTCCAACGTCCGGCGATGCCGTTGATGTCGTCGAAGTCGAAGTAGTGGCCGTATTCGTGGGCCATCGTCATGTTCGGGGTAGCGCCTTTCGTCGACAAGGTGATGTCGTAGGCGGTACCGGGGTCCTCCCACGCATCTTTCCTCAACCGGCCCGATCGGAACGCGCCTTTCCCGCGAGTCGCGTTCTCCGCCACAGGGATTTTCTGCATCCCGGCGGGAGACGAATGGGTGCCGTTGATCGCTTCACGCACTCGCGTCAACGCCTTGTTCAGTTTCGTGCCCTTCCCGCCCTTCTTCTCCATCAGCAACGGCTCGGTAGGCTTCCCTTCACGAACCGCTTTCGTGATCGCCCGACGACCATCCGGGGCTTTCTTCCTGATCCCGTCAATCACCGAATCCATACCGGGCCGCAGATCGTCACCCTTCGTCGGCCGGATCGCACGGAACTCGATCGGGTCCGAAACCGCAGACGCGGCCTCCGGCGACGGTTCCAACACCGTCACGATCGCGTTGCACGCACAGTTGATCCGCTCCCCGGCGGGGAACGACCAGTCACAAGGCCACTGACCAGCCCCGGTACCCACAAGAAAGTTCTCCTCCACCTGCACCGTCTGACCATGAGCAGCAGCGTGAGTCTCCCTCGTGTTCACGAACGACGCCTCCCACGTCTTGACCGCCGCCCGACCCGAAGCCATCACCACGTCCATCTGACCGGCCTGAGCAGCAAACTGCCCTTCCGTCTCCCCCATGTTCTCCGCGATCGCATCCGACATCTGCCCCGCCGCCGCAACCAAACCCAGCATGTCGGACAGTTTCGCCTTCGACCAGTCCTCCTCGTTTCCCCTCTCCGCCAACTCCACAACCCGACGGCCGATCGTCTCCGCGTACCCGTACAGTCCCTCCACCTGAGCGAGCAGCGAAGCACCCGCCAACTGCGCCCACCCCGCAGACTTCAACACCGGCACCATGTCGTGTTCCAACGCCGTCGAGATCGCCGCCTCCGTCATCACCTCGCGCAGCACCGGCTCCAACTCGACCTCAACCGCCTGCACCCACCACAACGGATCGAACAGTTGCGTCGGATCGTACAGACCACGCGAGTCACGGATAGCGGCCTGCATCCGGCCCTTCACAGAACCGAACGCCGCCTCCGACGCCTCAGTGACCTGCCGGGTCCACCCCGACCGTTGGCTTTTCGTGAGAGGCACCCGTCACGCCTTCACGCCGATAGCCCGGTCAGCAGCCGTCAACGCCATCCGAATCAACTCGTTCGGCACCAACAACCCGTTCTCACCGCGCCCCAGTGGACGGCGCAGCGACGACAGCATGTGGGATTGCAACAGCGGAACCATCTCGGCCATCACCGCGTCGGCCTGCTCCTCCGCATACCACTCGGGAGCGCCGTTGGCAGCGATGTGTCGCCGCACCCACATGCGGCCCTTCATCTCGAACGAGTCCCACGCGTCACCCGAAATCTCGGACTCGGACAACCCAAGTGTTCCGAACCGGTCGCGGCCGATCGTCGTGAGAACCTGTGTCTTGGGGACCGTCCGAAGTTCCTCACGGAGCGACCCGTCGATCTTGTTCGTCAACACCCGGTTCGCCGCCCGTTCCAACGCACGCTCCAACGCGGCGTCCGCTGCGACAGTCAGCATGTCGATCAGAGCGTCGAGATCGTGCGTTTCGTTGCCCGCCTCTACAGCGTCGCCCGGCTCGTCCATCCCCTCCGACGGGTCGTCATCGACCAACCCCACGTCCGACGGGGACGGGATACGACGGCCCGTAGGCGCAGCGTCGATCTCAACCTGCCGCCGTGCAGCGTCCGCAGCGTCGAACAACCCCTCCAACTCGGGATGCAAGATCGGGAGCAAGGATGGACCCCAGTAGACGGGATCGGATTCCAACACGGCTTCCAGCCACCGCCGCTTCTTCTCCTCCTCGTCCGGCATCGCGTCCTCGTCCAGACCAAGCGACCGCAGGTAGGTGAGATCGTTGACGACTCGACGGTCCCACGCCCCACGCACCTGACCCGGTTCGGGCTTCGAGATGATCGACGACGGATCGAACCGGAGAGCGAACCCCTCGGCCTGCTCCTCAGTGAACCCCTCGAACTGCACCAGCATCGGACGGAAATAGGATGTGGTGATGAACTCGGCCAGCATGTCGCCCAACGGGATGACGTGCTTCGACGCGAACTCGCTGTCGATGTTGTAGCCGGTCCAATGGTTGAGCGACCCCTTGCCCTCCATGATCTCCGGCGGGATGTCCAGACCGCGGGCGATCCGTTCGAGCGTTTCCTTCCGCAACTCTTGGTACAGAGAATCGAGATCACGGGCAACGTCGATGAGCCGGACCGACTCGCCCAACTCGGCAGCGCCACGCATGAGCAGCGGAACCAGCGCCGCCGCCGAAGTCCGATCATCGACCGGCGCGGAAAGGTGCTGGATGAGTTCCGACATGAACTCGTCGATGTCGTCCGTGTCGTCGCCGGGGTCCTCAGTCTCATCGTCCGGCCCGAACGACATCTCGTCGGGGACGAACAAGATGCCCGCCGCCAACCGCGACTTCGCCACAGCGTCCACAACTTGCGACAGGATCACGACCTCACGACAAAGAGGCAGAACCCGTTTCATCGGAGAATCAGCCCGGTCCGACCACTGGGGGTCCGACCGCCACAACCTCGCGATGTATACGTCCTCGTCCAACCCGCCGTCCGCTGCCTTCGACCCGTAGGACGACTGCTTCGTACCCGACGGGTTCCGGTTCACGTTCCCGTCCCCGTCGACCTTCACCTCGGAAGTCGACAGAAACTCCCACAGCGTCCCCAACGGCGCTTCATGCTCATCGAAGATGTCGGTCCCCAACAGCCACGACTCGCCAGCGATCTGCATGTGGAGCGCCGCACGCCGCAGCAACTCCTCGCGCCCTCCGACCGGGCCGACGAACGCGTCCATCACCGACTCGGCTCGCGGGTCCGACGACTCGACCCAATCGCCTGACTCGTCACGGCGAACAATCAGCAGGTCAGCCGCGGCAACCGTGTTCGCTGTCACGTTGTTCACGAACCCGACTTCGGGCACCAACTCGTTGTACGTGAACGCGTCGGTCTGCCAGCCGACATCGTTCGACAGATTCGGCCGAACGTCCTTCACCTTGCGGAGCGCCGCCGACGACACGTTCGCGGAAGAACGCTTCGGCCGCTTGATCGCGAAAGAACCATCGTTCC